CATGAACTCATCAAAATCTTTTGATCTTTTAAATACTTGGCATCCTTCTGACCAATTCTCTACAAATGTAGACACTGAACCTGCTTTGTGTATATTTATACCAAACATTCCAGTATCTTTTTCAACTTCATCAAATGTCATGTTTTTATTTTTATCTCTCCATACAGTTACATTACCTAGTCTTTGGCATAGAGCATCATATTTTCCTTGGTGTTTAGATATAGCATATACTCCTCTATACTGTCCTGGAACTAATCTAGCTACTCCATTTGCATTGTGATATTGTGTAACTCCTTTTTTACCTGGTTCAGTTGTATTGTCCCACTCATGATATTTCCATACTCCATCTAACTTATAAGATAAAGTCATCTTATCATCAAATAAATTAGTTACTGTTTGACCGGTATCAGAGTTTCTTACTCCTACTATATTAACATCATAGTTTCCAGGACCTTTAAAATAAGTGTATCCTTTAGCTTTTACTGCTTTTTCTATCTGCTCTCTAGTATATGTCATTTAATTTTATTTATATCATCCTTAATATCTTTAGCTCTAGCAAATAATAACTTCATTGATTGCCATAGGTCTATACCTTTTACTACTTTGTAGTTCTCATTGATAGACATCACCTCTATACTAGCAAGGACCAATGCTACTACTTTAGTAAGCATAAATGGTACACTAAAAAAAGTGAGGATAATATCATTAAGAATGAATTTGTCAATAAGAAAAAACATTATAACAGTTATTTCATAAAGTGCTAACTTACTTATTATAGCAGATAACTTTCTACTACTTATTTTTTCTTTTAACCTATTAGCTTTCCAAATACCTGTAAAAGTATCAATAGCTATTAATACTCCTATCATTAAGAGTATCCCTGAGATTGGTAAAAAGAATGCAAGGCAAATAGATATTAAAGTCAAAAGTTCTTGTTGTATAGATATTAGTAATAATGTTAACTGTGTTTTCATAATAAATAAAGTTTAATCAATTTATATCCAAAGTATACAAGAAGAATAAGAAATAATATTACTCCTAGTACAGCAAAGAAATTTACCCACCATGGAATGTATTTAATCTTCTCTGGTTTTAATGTTTTAGTTACAACTTTAGTATGGTATACATCATTACCTTTAATAGTTCTATATATTGTCTGGACTTTAGCCTTAGATGTATATATGTTGTTTTGTAGTTTTGTTTGTAGGCTTATTAGTTTACCATCCTTATCTCTAAGGTCTCCATTTAATTTAGATATAACATTACCCAATGAGTCACAATAAAGTGTGTCTAGTAGAGTTATAGTTTCACCTGGGATTGTTATTGTAGTATCTTTGATTTGTATTACAGTTACTGTACTATCTTTTTGTACACACAATGGACAATACTTTGCAAGTCTTTTTTCAAGAGAACATGAACTAACTAAAATAATTAACAATAAATATAATAAATGTTTCATATATATAATATAATAATTTTAATTAACTTTTGCAAATTAAAATTTTGCTAAATAGTTAAATTACATTTTCTTCCGTATTTATAGGAATAGATGGAACTTCTTCTTCCGTGTAATCAACATTAAAATCATTCTTTAACTTATCAATAAACTCTTGCTTATCTTCAGTTATAAATGTTTCTTCAAGTCCTGTTGCTAAGAATTGGTCTTCTACTAATTCGTCATAGTAGAATATTACTTTGTCATTGTTGTAAACTATATAGTATCTCATATTAAATCCCTCCATCTGTTATTGTCCATAATTTTGTTCCTGTTAAATAATTTCTTCCTGCAGTTCCTGCTGCTAAATATTTTGCTGTACCAAATGATATAGTTCTACTTGATTGTACTGTTACCCATCCATTGTAGATAGCATCTAAGTTAGCTGCTGAGAATGTTGCAGGTGTTTTGGTAGCCATAAAGCCTGCAAAGTCTGTAACATTAGGCACATTCCACGAACCTAAGTTTTGATTGAATGCTGTTGCACCATTAAACATATTACCCATGCTAGTTACTGAAATTGTATTCCATCCTGATATGTCTTGATTAAATGCTGTTGCACCACTAAACATCTGATACATATTAGTAACTGCTGCTGTGTTAAGTGACAATGCTTTATTAAAGTTAGCACAGTCTCTAAACATACTTTGCATACTAGTAACTGCTGCTGTACTTGTAAATGTTGGTGCAGTATTAAATTGACTAGCTTGAAAAAACATAAAGCTCATATTATTTACTAAACTTGTATTAAATACTAATGAATTATTAAAAGCACTGCAAAATTGAAACATACCTGTCATACTAGTTACTGCTGCTGTGTTAAATGACAATTCTTGATTAAAGTTAGAACAACTGTAAAACATTTGATACATATTAGTAACTGCTCCTGTGCTCCAAGAATTAATACCGTTTATTGTTGTAAGTGAACTACAACTACCAAAAATCTGAAAAAAATCTGTTGTACCTGTCAAATCTAATGTTCCTACAACTGTAGTTAAAGTTAAGTTTGAACAACCCTGAAAATAACTTGCACTATTCCCTAACCTCAAAGTTCCCCAATTTGTAATGGTTCTAATGTTAAGTTTACTGCCTGTATTTGCAAATCTGAAGCCTGTAGTTACACCTGTAATTGATATTGTATATGTTCCTGCACCTACATAGGTATGGGTTCTATTTGTATAGATGTTATTAGATGTACTTGAATCCCCCCAATCTATCGTCCCTGAGTATGTTCCTGCAACCTCATAAGGCAACGTAATAGTTTCTCCTGCGGTTACAGCCCACGTTGATGTGAATGCAGCAGCATATGTTGGTGTAGTTAGTGTGTTAGATGTTGATGGTGTTGAGCCAAATGCATTTGTAGCAGTAACCACACAAGTAATTGCACTTGCCGAGTCCGCTTGAACCAATGTGTAACTAGATGTTGTGGCACTTGCTATTGGCAAACCATTTCGATTCCATTGGAAGGCATAACTAGTAGGTGAGTTAAGCCAACCACCAAAAGTAGATGTAAGCACACTGCCTATTGTAGTTGTGCCACTAATAAAAGGTGGTGAGGAATTTACAGGTGCTGCGTAAGTATTTGCTGTAATTGTATTAGACGTTGCACTTGAACTGCCCAATGCATTAGTAGCCGTTACTACGCAAGTAATTCCTGCCGCCGAGTCTGCTGAAACCAACACATAAGTAGAGGCTGTAGCACTTGTTATATTTACACCATTTCTTTGCCATTGATAAGCAAAGCTGCTTGGATAATTTAACCATTGACCAACATTTGTTAAAGTTAAAAGACTTCCTAAAGTTGTATTTCCAGTTATAGCTGGAGGTGTGACATTAACAGGAACAAATTTAATTGATTGCACAACTACACGAGAAGTGCGCACAAAACCCAAACTTTTATTAAAGTTTATATTGGTAGGCATAATTATTCAATAATAATAATCAGAAATTCAGAATTTGTAGCATTATAAGTTATTGCATTTAAAGTATTACTAATACCTCCTGCATCAAAATTTAATGTTTCAGTAGGTTTAAGTGCAACTCCATTTACAGTTCCCTGCACTGATGCATGAACATTAGCAATTGAAACAGATGATTTACCAGCTGTAATAGTACCTGATGCTGTAGGTCTTAAAATTGTTGTTATTTTTGTAGCACCAACTGTATTACCAAGTAATACATTAATCATACTTGTAAAACCTTGAAGCATTTTTAATTGCCAAGGAAAGTTATTTCCTTTTTGACCTTCTGTTTTTAAATTTCCTACTGACATAGTTTTATATATTAATTGATCTTATATCTATAATATACAAAAAAATTTACAACTTTCCAAACATATATTTCTCTGCATTTTTAATTGAATCATCATCTGCTAACATTTTTTTAATTATATCTTTATCTATATGTTTTGGATGTACCCACCAGTCTTCATAAGGACAGTTATCCCTTGAATGAGATATATTACTTACTATTAAAATATAACCTTTATTTAATAAAAATTCTCTAGACTTTTTTCTAAATGATTGTGTTATATCTGTGTAATGATCATGTTCATATGTAATTACTCCAAAAGTACATTGATTCCAAGGTAACATTGTAAGTATCTCATAAGTAGTTTCTGGTGGCTCACAATCAACTTGTAAGTAGTCAATGTGACCTTTAAGTACAGAGTAATCAAACTTTGTAGCATCACATAAAATAACATCATTTTTTCTTTGTTGTTTAAACTTAGTTACTTCATATTCTAATATTTCTAATGAAGTACCTGTCCATCCAATTTTTTCTAAAAGAGCTGTGTTATTTCCGTGAAATGGATCTGCTGCACCAATTTCAAAGTATGTTCCATTTTTTTTACCATTAACCATAGATAATGCAAACATATCTTGGTATGATTGAGAAAAGTTTTTTTCAATGGACTCTGATCCTGGGAACTTAAATTTTAACTGATCATGCAAACCTTTATGATATCTTAAGAATGGATCTGGTCCAGAACCTAAAGATGTTATGTTAGATTGAACTAGTTTTTTATATTTATCAGATAGTATATGAGCATTAACTACTAAATCAAGAAATATTTCTCTAGCTTCACTTCCTCTACCAATCCACCAAGCAGAAACTCCTTTTTGAAAAGTAAGTTGATAACTATCTTCATATCCTAGATTAGCAGTCAGTGGTTTAACATTTGCATAATATTTTAATCCTAATATAGCATAACTATACATTTGATTATATTTTTTTTGTTTTTCATAATACTCACTTATAAATAAATATGCTTCTGGTCTTTCTATATCAAAATTAAGTGCATTAAGCCATAACCCTAATTCAGTAACATCTCTTCTTTTAAGAGTAGATAAACATTTAGCAGTCATTAATAATGCTTCATAAGTTTTATTTGGATTTTTTGAGTATTCTGCTGTTCTTAAATAAAAAGACATTGCAGATGCATAATGACCATTTAAAAAATAATATTCTCCTAATTCAAATGTAACATCTTCATTGTATGGTTGATAAATGTAGTTTTCTAATTTTTTTGGAGTAGCTGATATTAGTGCTTTTTTTATTGTAGGTTTTACAATTTTTATATCACATAATGTTTCTAAAAGATTAATAGGAAATTTAAGAATAAAAGCTGTAGAATCTTGAAATCCAAATGGTATTATAATATCATTACCATCAAAAGCCAAACCACAAGTAAATTCAATTGCTCCTGTCATAAATTTTAATTCAGAAGAATGAGCAACAATATTCCATTTTTTATCCCATATAATAAATCTATGATAGTATTGAGCATCTTTTTTTCCTTGCTCATTATGCCAAAGGTTTACTTCATGTGTTATAGCAACATAATAATTTCCAATTGTAATAACTTGTGAACCACCTCTAATATCTCTTGGAAATTTTATTTTTTGTTCTACTGAAAAAACTGTTTTAGAAATACCTTTAATAGGATCTACTTTAACTACTTCAGTAGGAGATGTCCATTTAACATAATGATATGGTAAATCAAGAATAGGCATCCAGTTTTTTTCACAATAAGAACCTTTTGTAGGTGGTTCAATTCTAACTCTTTTAGTTTCTTTATTTTTATTATCTATTGTAGAAAGTTCCATTCTACCTTCTCCATTAGTAGTTGTATCTCTTCTAACTCCTGAAAGAAATAAACTATTATCCCAATATATTACTCTTGCATCTTCAAGACCAATAAATTCCCAAAGAGGTTTAACATCTAATTTAGAAGTATCTATTTTTTGATACTTATCAATAGTTAATGTATTAGGATCTAATTCACAAAAATAATTAGTTGTTTTAAGAGTAAGATCATCTTCTGGATTAAGATATGCTAATGGTCCCCATGAAGATTGAAATTTTTGTTCTCCTTCACTATGATATAATGCATATTGAACATGTCTAAGATTAAGAAAATAATGCCCATTATGTATAAGAATAGAAGGATTAGTTAAACCAAAACCTTCTGTTATAGTAGCAGGTAACATTAAGTAATTTAAAGAACCTCCTTTTTGAAGGGCAAGTTGACATAGATTATTCATTTTCTGTATATTTTATTACAAATGTAATAAATTTATTTATACTTTTATGTTATAAACTATTTAAGTCTTCTATTATAACTGCTTCTTCTATAGGTGATTCATCATACCAAGTCCATCCTTCTACAGGATATGTATAAGAATCTTTATTTTCTTTAAGTAATGTATAATTTGGACCATATACAAAGTTAGGTGCATACTGCCAATTATTATCTTCTAATTTATAAAATCCTGATGTATCTTCCATAATTATCCAGTTATTGTCCATCCTTTTGATGTTACTATTAATCTATCTGCTGCAGTTAAAGCTGCTGCTCCTGTTGCTGATGTTATATTAATTGTTTTTGATACAACATTTCCTTGAGCTGCCATATCATTAAATAATTGTACTATTTGTGCTGTACTCATATTAGTAAAAGATACATTTATTTGAGGAGATGATCCTGTCCATTGTCCTGCTGAAGCATTTAAAAGTCTTACTGCTTGTACATCTGTTTTTAAAACTGATGATTCTCCTGATAAATTAAGTATACTTAATGGTCCTGAAAATGAAATTGCTGAACCACCTGTAAATCTGTTATATCTAATACTGGTAGCACTTACTAGAGGTGTTGCAGTTAAAGATCCTATTTTATCAAAATTTGTTATTGTGACTAAATTAGAACACTCATTAAATATAGCATTTATATCTGTTACTAAAGACAACTGGGCAGCTCCAGGTAAAACACAAGTTTTAAGACTAGCACAAGGGCTGAAAGTTGAATTAAATGTTGTAACTGCCCCTACAATATTTGGTAAAGTAATATTAAGAATTGAATTACAATTAGAAAACATATTACTAAAATTAGTACATGCAGACATTGAAGTTGGTAAAGTAACAGATGTAAGTAAATTACAACCATAAAAACTTAGTGCCATTGTAGTAACAGCATTTAAACTTAAAGGAAATGTTAAACTTGTTATAGATATACTATTATTAAATGTTTGACTAAGAGTTGTTAAAGCATTCATAGAAGTAGGCAATGTAATATTGGTTAATAAAAAACAATTAGCAAATGTAAAAAACATATTTGTTAATGAATTTTGAATACCCGGAGTCCATGAAAGTGTTTTTAAACTTTGATTATTGTAAAAAGCAAATTGCAAGTTACTAACAGTATACCCTGAAGGAATTATAATTGTTTCTAATTTAAAACAACTATTAAATATATTATCAAAACCAACAGTTGTTGATGAAGCAGTAGGTAATGTAATTTTAAGTAAAGAAGCACAGCCTGAAAACATTGAGCTATAAGTACTACAGTTTGGAGCATTTGTAGGTAATATACAAGATGTTAATGCATAACAATTATTAAAAGTATTTGCAAATTCACTAACCTTAATATTTGATGGTAAAACAATAGTTTTTAATTGATAAGCACTTTGAAATGTACTATTAAAGTTATATACAGATGTTGCAGTTCCTGTAGCAGGAAAATATACATTTTGTAAATTATAACATTGATTAAAAGCATAAAACATATTAACAGATGCTACTGTAGGCATACTTGTAAATTTTACCCATTCTAATTGAAAACAACCGTAAAATATAAATGAAAATTGGGAACAATTATTTATAGAAGGAACAGTAACATTTCTTAAATTAATACAACTTCCAAACATATTACTCATAGTACTACATGAATTTAATGAGGTTGGAAAAGTAACAGATTTTAAACTACTACAATTAATAAATACAGTATTTAAATCAGAAACATTAATTGCATTTGAAGGAAATGTAAATTCTAATAACTTAGAACAACCATTAAATGCATTATTAAGTGAATTCATTCCAGCATTAGAAGTTGGCATAATAATTTTAACTAATGATAAGCAATTAGTAAAAGTTATGCTCCAATTTGACCAAGATACTGTTGCTGGTAACTTTACAAATTGTAAATAAAAATATTTTGCTTTTGTATTACTACTATTTGTTGATAATGAATAAAAATTAACAGCAGTTGCATTTTGTGTGCTATTTCCATAATATGCTTCTAATACATAACAAATTTGAGAACTAGCAGTGTTACCACTAATTAATAAAGGAAGTATATTACAGTTATCTAAAACTGATACTCCAGTTCCTGTAAAATAAACTCTAATTATAAATGTTGTATAACCTAAAGTACAAGGAGTTCCAGTTCCTGGAGTATATGTATGAGTAGTATCTGTTTGTGCAGTAGCTGTAACTGTACTAGTGGTTGCATCTCCCCAATCTATAACAATATTTTGGGTTCCGGATGTTCTTGTAAATGTTGTTCTGATTGAACATGATGCATCTCCAAGATCACAAAATAAGAATTGTACTTCTGCTGCGGCATCTGTAATTACAGGCCAATCTGAAGGTCTTGAATATACTGCTGGACCTGTTGTTCTACTAAAATAATTTTGTAATGGTAAGTTAAATGCCATAATTATATTGTTGGGAATATAGTTATTTCTCCTGTTATATTTGTTTGAGGTGGAAATAATGAATAAAATGTACATGATCCTGCACCTACTGTTACTTCAGATTGCATTCCACAAGTTGTTACTTCAAGATAACTAGTTCTATCAGGAGTAAAGTCTACTCTTGTATTTACTGTTATGTTTACATTAGAAAATGTATATGTATAATATCCACTTACAAGTGACCAACTTGTTGAAGTTAATGTTTGAGCTATTAATTTATATATGCTTCCACCACCACCACCTGAAGAATTTACTGTTACTACTCCTGTACCACCTATTGGAGATATTGTAACATTTGTTCCTGCAACAATTTGTGTAACTCCACTAGCACCTCCACTTGTTCCTTGTGTACCTTGTGTTCCAGTACCAATAATTCCCTGTATTCCTTGTATTCCTTGAGAACCCTGTGCACCAGTTCCTCCAGTAGATCCGATAGCTCCTTGACTACCGGTAGAACCATTAGTTCCAGTAGTTCCTTGGAAACCAAATATACCTTGACTCCCTTGACTTCCTACTGCACCTTGACTACCATTTAATCCAGATGCACCTTGAGAACCTGTGAATCCTTGAGATCCTGTAAAACCTGTACTACCTTGTGAACCAATACTACCTTGAGAACCTGTTGAACCAACAGCACCCTGAGCTCCTGTATTTCCTAATAGACCTTGTGTTCCCTGAGAACCTTGAGCACCACTAGTTCCTGTAGATCCAGTTGATCCTTGAGACCCTGTAGTACCTACAGCTCCTTGAGAACCAGTATTTCCAACAGTTCCTTGAAAACCTGTAATACCTTGCATACCTTGAATACCTTGTAAACCCTGAGTTCCTTGAGAACCAGATGTTCCCGTAGTACCTGTTGTACCTTGGGATCCTGTGGTTCCTACACTTCCTTGTGTACCAGTTGCACCCTGAGATCCAGTAGAA